ATGCGAGAGACAGTCGAAATTATGCGTTATCCCGTCACTCTTACACCCGCGCCGGAAGGCGGTTATATGGTTTCTTTTGTGGATATCCCTGAAGCGTTGACGCAGGGCGAAACTGTCGCTGAAGCGATGGAAGCGGCAAAAGATGCTTTACTGACCGCATTTGATTTTTATTTTGAAGATAACGAGCTAATCCCGTTACCTTCGCCATTAAATAGTCATGATCACTTTATTGAAGTACCTTTGAGCGTCGCCTCTAAGGTATTGCTGTTAAATGCTTTTTTACAGTCAGAAATCACTCAGCAAGAGTTAGCCAGGCGAATTGGCAAACCTAAATGTTGTAAACCCCAATAACTAAAATTTTTGCAATAAAAAAGCCCCATCACAAGGACAGGGCTATAGAATCAATCACTTACATCACTTAATGTCTTTCATTCTACGGATACGCGCGCTTGCTTCCGGTAGTTCATCCAGTGTTACGTGATAAGCAAGCATACAGACAGGAGTCGGATCAAATCCCTCATGAGTATTGATCAGATGGCTATTCCCGCCTTTAAACTCATCCTGTCCATCCCATATAGCGTACACGTCATCTTCTGCTACATAGATAATCAATCCAATAGGGGAGTTAGTAAGCTGGAAGATGCAGCCAGTAGAATCAATACGATGTTCCCGAACGTCATCAACAGTTTCAAAGTCAATCTTAATATCTTTAGTCTTCATGATTTGCCCTCGCGTGAAAAATATTTTCGATTATTTATAAAAAAGACTTGACAAAATCAAAAGGTACTGTTCCACGGGTGAAATAAAGCGAGTTTTCGGCACCCCGGTTTTTGATGTGCGTGTGAGATTTCAAAACAGGTGCAGTGCAGCCCACCAGCGCGGTCGCTACGCGACTATTAACACCAGCCAATCCCTTTCCCTGCCTCGATCTTTCCCTTCGTTATAAAGCGTTTTAGGCGCTCTCCTGAATGCGCAGATCAGATAAATAATTTTACGCAAATTTAATGGAGGATAACCGGATGAAAGAAGAATTAACCCTTACAGAAATTTCCCGCTTATACGGCTATACAATCAACGCCGCTAAGAAATGGCAAGAACGAGGAATGCCATTTAATACCAATACACGACGCGTGCCAGCCAAAGAAGGAACAGAATGGGTCTTGAAGAACATCATTAATCCGCTCAAAGAAACTACTGTCAAAGAACAAATCGATGTAGAGAAATTACGCCGTGAGCGTGCTTTGGCAGATGCAGCCGAACGAGAGAACCAGGAAGCAATGAATCTCCTGATTCCCGTCGGTTATGTGGAGCAGGAGCTAGCGGAATACTGCGGGAAAGTGAAGCAGACTATTTTGCAGATCGCCACAATCGACGCTTTAGAAATTCTCGAATCTGCCACTGATCAGAAAACATTGAAGAATAAGCTAAGGGAGATCATCGAGCGTCGTTTAAATGAAGTAGGGGACTTGTTCGAAAATGCAGATTTGGGAGAAGACGAGGAAGAAGAATTACCATTAATGGATGAACCGGAAGAACAAGAACAAGAACCAGAAGAAGACGATGAATTTGATGTGTCTTAAAACGCGTTATAAATAAATGTATGAAGGGTGTTGAACGGGTCAACGCCTACGGGGGAGAACATCCCCCGCTTAACTTTTAAGAGGATATAAAACTATGGCTACTTTTATTACCTATGCTGTCATCATTACTATTCTGGCTGCTATCTCTGCTTATAAACTCGGAACCGAACCGAAAGAACGAGGCGAATTATTCTTAGGTGCGTTTGTTGCATTTGCTAGCCTTGCGTTAATTGTCGAAGGAATTTCTTATATTGTTGGCCTAGTTAGTATGACACTTTTTAACTTCCATCCAACTATTGCTATGCATTTGATGCTGACCGTACTTTGGGTATATTGCTTAATCGAATTTTTAACGTTTGTTTTCAAACAGACTAAATAATATTGTAATCTGCCATTTCTCCTTATGTGGTTTTAACAGGGAATTTTCGAAAGAGAGTTCCCGATTAAAAGCCATAAAACACATTCAGTACCGTGTTTTCATAGTCAGTGATCTATACAACATAAAAACATAACAAGTATAGATTGAGTATTAATCCTCCCGCCCCGAAGGGGGCGGTTATTTTTCTGGCTTTACTAGATAATGTAGCATTATATTCATTATAACCTCATCTTTGTTGTGCAAACCTAACCTAAACTTACTAGGGACTCTTCGGAGTCCCTTTTTTTATTGGCAGTAAGAAAAGTTAGTACCGTACATTTCATCATGAAGCATTGCAGCATTGCGTTTCTGTTCTTCTTCCTCATCTTCTACATCACTAGAAAAATGAGATTTGCCCTTAAAAGAACGAAGTAATTGCAGTGCAGCCATCGGATCACGCATCACATCGATTTTCACTTCTACTTCATCATTTGCGGCCTCATCAGCCGCGTTTTCAACTACTGCCACCGGAGCAACTTCTTTAGCTTTCAGTTCTTCAATCTCAGCTTTCTGTGCTTCGATAATCTGGTCTTTTTCTTCCAATGCAGCTTTCAGTTCTGCGATCTGTGCTTCCAGTGCAGCAAAGCGATCTTCAACAACCGGAGAAACAGCATTCACCTGTGCTTCCAGTTCCAGAAATGCTTCGCAAGATTCAATACGTTCTTTCTCTTCACCTTCATAAGCAACCAGTTCTACAACTTCTTTTTCGGTAGCGTGGCTGTTAAAGAAAACAGCAAAGTAAGGATTGCCGGATTTAGTGAAGTTCAGTTTAGCTTTTCCGGTAACTTCTTTACGACGACCGAAGGTGATCTGGCAATCAGCGGTATCCTGAAAATCCATGTTAGGAGCGGAAACGATAGCAGTATCACCAGCAATAACCAGGTGGAACAGTTCAGAAGAGTTCTTAACGGTAAAAGTAACGATGTGGTCTACTGCAACGTCTTTAGCAGGTTTAACGCGGTCGATTGCTTTACGAATGCCGTTAGGCAGTTTACCGTCAACACCAAAGCCAGCCGCGATCAGTGCTTCACGATGTGCTTTAAAGCCAGCGAAAGCGGATTTCTGCTGCGCAAAGGAAACATGAGCAACAACTTTCGGCTGAATCTTCTTGTTTGCTTCGGTGCCAAATTTGATAACTGCTTTAGCGTTGGTTACTTCGTTAGTGAAAAAGTTAGCGGAAAATAACATTATAAATACTCCTGTGGAAAGTTAGTTTTAATTGTTCATTTCAAGCCTCCCTTGTTGCAGCAAAGGAGGCTTTTTCTTTTTTAAAGCCATCATATAATTCTCAGTCAAAGTTGATTACCAAACGGTAGCTTCAATCTTCACTTTAATGTCATATCGTTTTAGCAGTTTATGAAAGGTTGATTTATCGATGCCCTCATTTTTAAACCACTCTTCAATTCTCACACCCGGCGTTAACTCAAAGTAGCGTTTAGCCATTTCTAAGATGATTTCGCGAGTGAACTTAACAGGTCGTGCCATCTCGAATCCTCCTACAATGTGGATTAATGATTTCTTAAAAAAGAGCGTTAACCGCTCACTATTATTTATATGGGGATTGTATTTTATTTTTCAACCCCTCACATTTATCTCTTATATATGTATTTACAACAGAGATATGTTAAAATGTTATTCAGATGTTATCAGACGTGTTAAATGTGTTAAACCACAGCACGAATTGCTAAAGCGAAGAACACGATTTAACCAAATTGATGTATATTCAATCAATTTAGAAAAAGGCATAGCACTTTTTGCTAAAGCGGTGAGCATTAATTGAGCTATGAATTGTAAAGATTTGTTACAAGATTTTCTCTCAGATCCAAATCTTCACAGGCATATAACAATTTAACACGGTGATAACAAACGGAAGGAAAATCGGTAAATTTTCACTTTCAATACAAATATTATACCACATTTTTCTCCAATTGTCAAGTGTAGCACCGATCCTACACAGTGTCAACAAAGGATTTTCAAACCTACACTAGCCCTACACTATGAAAATTGCCCCTGAATTTTTGCCCCTGAACCAAAATCCCCTAGATTCCACATCCAATTTTTGCCCCTGAAACCCACTATTTTTGCCCCTGAAATTCTGGGAAACAGTGATTTTGCCCCTCATTTTTGCCCCTGAAATGCCAATAATTGCCCCTGAAAATCTAATTTTTGCCCCTGAAATTTGCCCCCCCGAAAAGGATTGGTGAGAAAAACTCTTTATAAAACATTAACTTAGTGAGGGGCAAAAGCGGGGGATCGGGCGTGCATAGATATTATATAACACATTCGCTACGCTCATGTGTAAAACCAAAAACAACAAATAACCAAAAAGATATTAGGAGGGCGTAGCCCGACTGCGCGAAGCGCCAACCAATTACTTCTAGTAACAACTAATTTAAACTAGATGATCTTAGAAGGAATTAACTAGTTTGCTCGCTCGCTTCGCTCACTCCCAAACGTCTGCGACGCCACTGCGTGGCATCGAGAATCACTTTTGAAAGGATTTTCTTAGAAAGGGATTTAATACCAGATGATAACTGATTCTAGTAAACGAACGAAGTGAGTAACAATCACTTTCTAGAAAGGTATTGGTTATCCCTTCGGGATTGCAACCTTCGGTTGCCAAATTGCTTCCTGATTATTATTATTTCTCCAAAAGAAAGATTCTTATATTCTAAAGATACTTCTTCGTTTTGATGATGGTTTAATCAAATTATGAAGGAGGGCTTTGCCCGACTGAATACAATCACCTTTCATAATAACAAGAATTTTCTCTTTATAAATAATAGTGAACTTACTTGATTCACTTTCTTTTAGAGGATTTCCACTATGAACCATAAACTGACTACCACTACTCCTTTTATCCTTCTGGGTCTGGATGCAGATAGCTTTCACAATGACAAGTTAATGAAGATGTTCCGTGAACGTGGTTATAACATCCTTTACAATACCGATGAATCCCATTTCTCTAGTGCATGGTATGTTTTCGGAAGAAATAAACGTCCTACCATCGTTGTTAACTGCTTCACCGATGAAGACCGCCTGAAATACCAGAACATTCCAGCAATCATTGTTCGTGATGACCTGCCTTTCGAAGTCCGTGATTATGACATTGATTTAGGTAGCTTCGTTACTGTCTATGAACTGGATGAAGCCATGTTTAACTACGGCAAAGAAACCGCTCAGGAAGCCCCAGAACACGATGAACAAGACGAAGATGACGACGACTACACACCAATCTGTTTCTCTTCTCACGGTGGCTTCTACGGTTACGATGAAGGCTTAGATATGCTGTAATTTAGGTCAACCCTTTGGCGTCTTGTCAAGGGGTATTGACAAAAATTTCTGACTTTTTTATGATTATCGCACTTGACAACTTTGAACCTATTTGACCTAGATTTGTAAAGAGGATGTTAATTATGAACACTACTAAGAAAATTGATGGACGTAAAAACCCGAACCGCAAACCGTGGACCCCAAACCTGAATTTCTCAATGGTTGACTTCCATGAACGCCAGCGTCGCATTCAAGAAGAAATTGATCGCGCGATTGCTGAATCTAAATGAGATAAAAACTTCTTATAAATAAAATTGTTCCGCGCGCCGTTGGCGTGTGGACAGTTAAAACAGGAGAATCAATCACTAAACCGTTTAAGGGGAATTTAATTATGAATACTGTTACTGCTATGAATACTGCTAAAACTGCTTCCGTGTCTCTGGTTGTTGATAACACCAAACCGCTGACCATGTCTTCTCGTCAGATCGCTGAATTTACCGATAAGAAGCACAGCAATGTAATGCGCGATATTCGCGAAATGTACGAATCTTTAGGTATTATCGATCAGCTCAAAACTGAATTTGTCGAGAGAATCAATAACTTAGGATATGCTGTTAAAGAACCAGTATATCACTTAGACGAAGAAATGACGCTGACTCTTGTCACTGGTTACGATGTTAAGCGTCGAATGGTTGTTATTCAGGAATGGAAGCGACTGAAAGAAGAAAATGAAAAACTGCGTCAGGAACGTTTAGCTGCTAACCCGTATGCAGACTTTGAAGAAACAGACTGGATCGAACTGGCATTAAAGAAAACTCGCGAAAATAAAAAGCTGATTGAACTTCATGTTCGCAAATCCGTAGATAGCCATTCAATGACCCGTCTGTTAGGCGCTAAAAAGGGCGCTACGAAGGTTAAAGAAGCACTGACGGCCTTGCGTACTGCTGGCTACATTGAGCGCGTCTACGATGAAAATAACAAGCCGTGTGGGTATGTTGCTAATGACTCTTCTCTGTCTTTCTGCCGCATGAATGCTCACTACCAACTTGAGTTTACTGTTGATGTTCTTCCGGTGCTGGTTGAATTGGGCGTTTTGGAAGAAGAACAGAAAGCAACTCTTAAACTACCGCAGCCAAATAACACTATTCTGATTCAAAACAAAGCGGCTGAACGTCTCCGCCAGAATGTTGGATCACTGGAACACTTCGGACTGTAATAATTTTTGCCCCTGAAATTCAGGGGCTTTTTTTGTTTTCTATAGGTATAAAAAAAGGCCAACCCCGAAGGATTGGCCTAGAGAATCAAATTCCTGTTGCTTCTACCATTTCACCATCAACCTGAACAAAGAATTTCAAATCAACTTTATGGAGTGATTTGTAGAATTGAGCAATTGAAATACCATGTTCACTCAATACTTGTTCTTTTTCGGCTTTACCTTTCGGTGCTTGATAGTACGCTTTTACAATCGCTGCCAGTTGTTCACGATCAAAACGGCAAGGACGACCGCGAGTAGCTTTAGTAGTCATAGTCATTTCTCCAAATTAAAGTGAATGTTCACCTTTATTTAGAGGACTTACATTTTATCGGAAAAAGTTCTCCATCGTCAATACTCATAAAGAACTCTGCCTTAATCCCGTACTTCTTCAACCGTGAATAGTATGTCCCCCGACTTATATCAACCTTGCGAAGCACTTCAAAGAACCCTTTAGGATCGTTGTAATAGTGGCTATAACGCACGTTAGCGAGTTCAACGAATAGTTCCCTTGTATCACCATAGCCTTTCTTGAAAGCCTCGTTACGATAGCGTGTAATGGCATGATTCAATCTCTTCTGTTTCAACACTTCCCTGATCGGTGTCCACTGCAACCGATAGATAGGACCGTCATCAATGCGATAATAACGCTTGATATCAAAATCAAACCAATCTCGGACTCTCCGAAACTCTGTATGTGATGTGCGATGCTTCTTAAAGAAGTTATGGATATCTGTATACCCATGATCGCGATACAACTCGATTAAAATTTGCTTCGCTTCCTCACGACTAAAGCCGGATGTTGTGTAATCAGTCTTCTTGTGATGGTGCTTAACTGGCAAACGATATTCATGATCGGTACAACAAGACAAGGCTAATTCTACTTCATCTCTTTGTTGCTGATTAATTAGCATACAACCCCCTTAAATCTTAATACCCGTATTTATCAAAATATCAACAATTTAATAAATACCTTCATATTTCGTAATGAGGGTAATTACATGAAACTAATTTCTAATAAGGCCAAATTAAAAAAGATTCTCAGAAATGCAGCCAAATATATTACGCCACCGCCTAAACTCCTTCCTTCTGAATGGTGCGAAGCGAATATGGTGCTGGTAGATGGTCCTCAAGCGGGGGATAAAGTTAAATTGCTGTCATTCCAGAAAGGCATGATTGATGCTCCTTTCCTTGAGAATAAGAAAAAGTATGTACTGATGACCAGTGCGCAGATCGGAAAAACTACCATCCTAAACGGTATCCTGTTTAACCAGATGGCTAACGATCCATGCAATATGATTATCGGACAATCAACCGCTAAAGAAATGTCTCAATATCTCGCGGGTAAGATCCGACCGTCTATCGAAGCATGTGATGCATTGAAAGACGTGGTTACAGACAAGAATGATCGTAATGCGGTTAACAACAATAACCAACTCCAGTTAAAAACGAATCACTTCCTGTACATGGTATCGCTTACCAGTCCATCAACCCTACGCGGTAAGACCGCAAAGGTTGGATTGCTTGACGAAATCGATGCTGCCACAGCCTCAGAAGAAGGTGATCCGGTGGCACTGGCTGCTAACCGTTTAACTACCTTTGGCGATGAAGGTCGATTAGTCGTATCCAGTACCCCGACCAGTAAGCTGGGAAGCATTAACCAGCAATGGTTATCAAACGATATGCGTATGTTTTTTGTTCCGTGTCCTCATTGCGGGGAACACCAGGTGATCGAGTGGGAAAACGTTCAATTTGAATGGCGTAACATTGATGGTAAGAACTTACCCGATCCTGATACCGCTCGTTATATTTGCCCCCACTGTAAGAACGCATGGACCGAAGGGGAACGAATCAGGGCAGTAGCACAAGGCGAGTGGAGAGCAACCCGTGAAAGTGAGGTAGCAGGATTCTGGATTAGCCGTCTGTATTCACCTTTCAGCACGATTCGCGCTTGTGTGGTTGATTTTAGTCATGCGTGGCAATCCTTTGATTTACAATCATTTTATAACACCGTGTTAGGCAAGGTATACGACGATCAGGACACGGCAGTAGAAGCAAATGAACTGGAACAACTCAAAACAGATGTTTCTATCGAGAATATCCCTGATGACGTGATTTTCTTGTGTGCGGGTACTGACCAGCAATTAGATCGCGCAGAAACTACGATCATGGGCGTGGCAAAGGATAAAATTTATATTCTGGATCACCGCAGCTTTTACGATCATAACTGTGAACGATATGAATCCCCTGTATGGGATAGATTAATCAACTTCCATAAAACCAAATTTACTACTGTATCGGGTGATCGTGTTCCTATGCTCGCCAGCTTCCTTGATACATCGAACGGTCGATTCACTCAAGCTGGATACCGTATTTGCGGCAAGTGGAAGAACTTACACGCTATCAAAGGTAGTTCTGCTGGTAACGCTCCGATCATTCCGGTTAAACCTACCCGCACAGGTGGTCATGAATTGCTTATGTTGGGTGTTAACGTGGGTAAAACTGCATTTCGTGAAATGTTGGCTAGGAACCTGAAAGATAATCCTCATATTGGCTTAGAAATATCAGACACCGTTCCTGATGATTATCTCGATCAGCTTTTAAGTGAATCTGTCAAGCGTACTACTACTGGCGTGAGATGGGTAAAGAACCCAGGCGTTAGGAACGAGGCGCTCGACTGCGCCGTGTATGCTACAGCGGCTTCTCGCTACGTCCTTTCAAAAATGTCATGGGATAAACTCATTGCAATGAAAGACAGCTTAAACCGTGTTGTCGAAGAACCCGTAGAAGCTCCTAAATCGCAATCTGACGAGCAAATCGAAGAAAATAAGCCAATCACACGACCACAACGTAAAAACATCGCCAGACGTCCAAATAGAGGCCGTAGCTGGGTAACATCGTTCTAATAACTCGCCGTCCTTCGGGGCGGCTTACTCCTAAATATTGTTAATCCAATAACAATTAAATAAGGGGTAATTATGAGTTTAGAACTAATTCCCTTAGTAATTCGTAAAGGCGAAAAAATCACGCTGGCGAATGAAGAGGGTGTAACAATTCAGGTAGGTAATAGCAAAGACATTGTCTATCAGGTCGATGATGCACCGGAAAATCACGAGATTAAAACGTTAGACTTTCCAGAAGGGAAGATGACCATTGTTATTACTCTTGATGAAGAACTGGTATCCATGCAGGAATTAACCGTATTGCCAGTATTCGCCAAACAATCCAAAAAAGAATATCTGCGGGAAACTATCACCTTAATCGAGCAAGTTATTTTCGCCCGTTTATATGGGGACGAAGCCGCATTATCTGCAATGACAATAAAAGGGAACTCATTCGCTTATGAGTCATTGGGTGTTCTCCAGCAATTGAAGACTGATTATGAACGTCAGTTATCTAAATTAATTCAAGCCGAACGACGTAAACAGGGAATTAGCCCGATTAAAAATATCAAATTACGTCTTACGCGATAAGGGGTAAATCATGTTTAATCTTTTTCGACGCAAAAAGGCGGTAGAAACTCCAGTTAAAACTAATCACCGCCAGCAACAACCAAAAATTTTCATCGACAAATCTATAGAAAGATACCAGAAATCTCTGGCGACTCGTAGTTTAGGACTGGTTGGTGATCGTATTGATGGATCACTTCAACAAGACACCATTACAGGAACCTTCAATAAGGCTCTCAAATCGAACGGTAAGCGCCTTTATGATCAGGGTCGTACTCTGGCCTTAAACACTTCCGTTGGCAGTCGCTACACGCAATACATCACCGATATGGTGGTCGGTACTGGACTAGATCCGAAGCCGTCAATCGTTAAATCAAATGGCAAACTTGATAGCGCACTGAATAAGCAGATCGAGAATGCTTTCTGGAAGTGGGCGCAGAACGCTAAACGCTTCTCTCGTAACGGTCGCTTTAACTTCCGTGAACTGTTGGTAATGGCTGAACGTGAGCGCGTTATGGGTGGTGAATGCTTTATCGTTTTAACCAAAGAAAACAATAAGTTAAATGTTTCTATCCTGTCTGCTGATAAATGCGACTGGTCGCTAAACCGTGAAGTAAGCAAAGACCGTGCGATATATCAAGGTGTGGAGTATGACGTAGAGACGATGAAGCCCGTAGCATACTGGTTTCGTAAAATCAATCTACTGACTCAGACTTACACAGGTGATAACTATCGTGTCGAGGCTTCGCAAGTATGTCATTATTATCAACCACTTGCGGCTGAATCTCTGCGTGGTGTGACTGACTTCCTGCCAGTGATTAAGGATATCGCACATCAAGACGCATTCCGCGAAGCTGTATTGGTCCAGAAACGAATTTCAGCTAGTAGCATGGCGTTCATCGAGCGTCCGAAAGATTCTGGTGACGATTTTGATACTGGTGAAGATGATGAACAATATCAAGCGCCGGAAGTTATTCACGATTTCGCGCCAGGTACTATTCAGGAATTACCGGAAGGGGCAACGATCAAGAGTATTCAATCCACGCAAAGCGGCGATGATTTCAATTCCTTTAACGCTGGTATGTTCACGAGTATAGCGATGGGTCTTGGCGTGTTCAATCAGGGCTTAACTGGCGATACTAGCCAAATAAATTACAGCGCCGCACGCTACGGCGAATTACTTCAAAGAACGCGCGTTAAAGCACTGCAAAACAAATTGATTGAAACAGTGGTATTGCCAATTTTCGAAGCATATCTACGCCATTATTCCGCGCGTGGTATTGTTCCGATTCGTATTACTGCAATTCCGCATATTATCGACAACACTACTATTATCCGTCCGCGTTTTGAATCCGTCGATCCTATTAAAGACGTAAACGCCGAGATTGCTTTAATTGATAAAGGACTTAAATCACGTACTGCCGTTATATTAGAACGTGGTGATGATCCTGAAAAAGTATTCTCAGAGATTCAAGCCGAAAAGAGCGCACTAAATATTATCGTTAATGGCGAGGGTGAAGAAAAAAATTCCCCAGCCGATCCCTAATAACCAACGGGGGGCGCAATGCCCCCAATTAATTAAAGGTGATTAAATGCTTAAATTTCGCCGCGATCTTAACGGTTACGGTGGAGTTATTAACGAAGGGCATAACGATCAATACGAATTTGAAATTGCTTTCTCAAGTACACTGCCTTATCAGCGCCAATTTTGGGATGAGCAAAATCAAGAAATGGTGGTATTAGATGAAATTCTGGTACATACACCGGAAGCGGTTGATCTGTCTCGTCTGAATAATAACGCTCCGTTGCTGTTCAATCATAATTTCGATAATCATATTGGTGTCGTTTGTAACGCTCGAATCGATGCGGATAACGTAGGTCGTGCTCTGGTTAAATTCTCTAAGCATGGCACTTTGGCTAATGATATTCGTAATAAAGTTATTGAAGGTACGATGGAAAAAATTTCTGTCGGCTATGACATTAAAGAATATCACATCGATTACGCTAAATCGCAACTCATTGTTTCTAAATGGATTCCGCACGAAATTTCATTTGTGACGGTCCCGGCGGACGATTCGGTCGGTTTAAATCGCTCTCTAAATACTATCACAGTTAATTTGGGGGCTAAACGCGATATGACTAAAGAACAAATCGAAGAAATCAAAGAAGAACAAGAATCCGCTCAGGTTGAAGAAACTCCGGTAGAAGAAAATAAAGAACCGGAAGTTGAAGAAACTCAAGAGCGCCAAGTTGAAGAGAATGAAGAAAATGAAAATCTCGAAGACGGAAAAGACGCTGAACATCCTGAAAGTGTTGATGATGATAGTTCAACTGTTCGGGAAACAGAAGAAGTAAAAGAAGAACGTGAAGCCGCTCCGGTTGAAGAAGAAAAAACCGAGGAAGTGGCTGAACGTTCCGAAGAAGACGAATTAGAAATCCGAGCAATCGCTCGTGAGTTAAATATTAACGAAGACGATGAAGAATTTAAACGCGCATTGGCAAATAAAGAAATCACGCCGGAAGCATTCCGCACTAAGGCACTAAATAAAATCGCTACTGCTCAACGTAACAACGAACAAATTAATAAGGAACAAATCATGGAAAAAACTTTCGATCTTAATAACGTAATCCGCTCCCTGGTAGATGGCGACGTGCTCGGCGCTAACGAAGCTGAATATTCCGCTATGGCTGCTACTGCAACTATGCAGCGTGGTCGTGCTGCTCGTGGTGGCTCTGTATTCGTTCCGGCTGCTGCTATGCGTGCTGCTTCCGAAGGTAACACCAAAGCTACTCTGACTGCTGTTACTGATGAAAAACTGCTGACTGAATCCTACATCGAAATGCTGCTTCCACAGTCTGTTCTGGGTCGTCTGGGTGTGACTGTTCTGTCTGGTCTGAATAGCCCGATTGCAGTACCAAAAATGACTGCTTCCAGCGTCGAAGCCTTTGGTTTTGTTGATGAAAATGGAAGTGCCCCCGAGTCGAAGGCTACCTTTGCAAACGTGAAAATGTCTCCTAAGACGTTTGCTGGTGGGAACCCGATCAGCAGAGCTAGCATTAAGCAAGTTCCCGGCATCGCTACCCTGATCACTGATCACATTAACAAAGCTGTTCGGATCAAACTGGAACAACTGATTCTGTCTGACAAAGATAATACTCGTGGTCCGGCTGGTCTGGTTAAGCAACTGGTAGACGGTGGTCGCGTTACTAAGAAAGCCGCTTTTAGCTACAAAGACTTCCTGAAAGAAATTGCAGCACTGACCGACGCTGGCGTTCCGGCACAGTCCATCAAGTTTGCAATGAGCGGTGCAACTTCTGCTGAACTGGAATCTACCCTGAAAGATAACGGCGTTTCCGGTTATATCATCGAAAACGGCAAACTGGCTGGTTACGATGTAGTTACTTCTGGCGTTATTCCGGCAGACCACATCGTTCTGGGTGACTTCTCCGGTATCATGATCGGTGAATGGGGTGGTCTGGAACTGGATATGGACGACACCACTTACCGCGCACAGTCTGCTATCGTTCCGCGTATCTGGGTAGACCTGGACTTCACCGTAGTTCAGCCGGAAGCTCTGAAAGTTCTTCACATCTCCGCTGAATGAACTAACGTAGAACCATCTGAACCTTCCCCCGATTTGGGGGAAGAAAATCTGATTCCATCTCAGGAAGAAGAATCTCAGACGGTTACGGCGAAAGCCACAGTTAAAAAACAACGTAAAACTAAAGAATAATAATTAGCCCTGCCTAACGGTGGGGCTTTTTTGTATGTAAATACTCCATAAAGGGGGTAACTATGTTCAAATTATCAGAATCACAATTATCAAGAATGTTCCGAAGTGCTCCTGTATTTTCGGTGGAAGGTGGTAAATCAATTCGTGCTTATCATGAAATTACTACTACCGACGAATCAGGGGTAATGACAGAAACAGAATTTCTATTTTGTCGTGAGGGAGACTTAAAGCAGGGTGATATTGTCATTGTAGAAAATCAGCGTTTCAAAGTTCAATACATTAAGCGCAATGGTGACAATACAACTGATTGCTTTATTACTCTGGCAGGGGGTACACATGCTCGCTACCGTTAATAACATGCCTAGACTGAAAATCAAACGCGCCTTGCAAGATATTATCGAACAAGATTTAGGTCTGGCTTTAAACGTAGAACAAACTCAGCAAGGCTTTAGTGATGACGTGGTTTGTTGGATCACCGGAATGAATGAGACTTACACGCGTGTTCGTGGCGGTAATGCAATGCAAGCTGAATGTGTTATCGAAATGCAATTGTATTCTCAGATTCATGAAACCAAAATTCATGAGGGTATTTGCCAGATAATCCAGATTCAGCCGGATAACCCACGTTTTAAAGATTTGGGCTTCGCTATTTCAGATATCACTCCAGTAGCTTCTAATACCGATTATGACGATGATTCTAGTGATGGGGGTATCGTTGGGACACTTAGCCTTAAATTTTCTTATCTAGCGCGTTTTTAAGGGGTAATAATGAATATTACACAAGATAACTTAGACATTTTCACGGGGTCACATGTTGTCGTTTCCGTGTCTGATATGGTTGATAACCAGCCGGACTTCTTCGATCCCAGCTTTAGCCCGATTGATAACGTGGCATCATTCCCGACGATCACCGAATCCACCGAGATAGAAACTCTTGAGGAATATGATCATGATGCTACTGGTAAACTTGCCGGATACCGCAAATTAGAACCGACTACGCTTGTTTTAAACCGTGTTATCGACGACGAACATCAAGCAATGTTGATGAAAGCGGTAGAGGATAAAACACCTTTACGCTTCCGTATGTTCTATGTTGTGAACTCCGGTTACAGTGCTGCTAACACAGGTTACTATGTGATCTATGATGCTTATGTCACATCACACAAAACCCGTGGTAGCGATAACAAAGCTGTAACTATGGAATTTAAGATCGAACCTGATGGCGGGATTCTGGATCGCGGTATTGCAACCGAGGGTCGTCTGCTCCGTCAGGGCGATATGGGCGTTGGTGCAGGAATTAGCCCGTTCACTGGTCCTACCGATAGCGAAGTATTAGCGGGTAACCGTTTCGTAACTTATCAGGGATCGAGCGCATCTAATCCATTTAGTGCTGATACTTCACTAATTCACGTTCAACCTAATGACGATGGTGGATGGCAATTAACTTGCACCGCTTCCGGCGCACCACGTTTACGAGTTCGCACAGTCCAGAAAGACGGTAATTCTGGATGGGTGAAAGTGTATTCCACAGAAGAAAAACCGACACCAGCCGAGATTGAAGCCGTTTCTATCCATGACCGGATCGATTTCGGTGAGTTCTAGTATTCACTTCCTAAATAAAACATGACGCGGGGAGGTTAACGCCTCCCTTATTCCTGTTTTATGTGAGGTGATTAGATGCAATCAATCCAATTTAAGCGAACTAATGTAGCTGGCAAAAAGCCAACGCCGGAACAATTACAGGTCGGTGAGGTAGCAATCAACCTTAAAGACCATGTTATTTTTACCAAAGACCGAGATCATGAAGTAGTTCAAATCTCTGTTTCTCCTGAAACTCACGCGGCACTAGAATCTAAAGTTGATGCTAACAAACAAGAACTGGATAGTACAATTGCAGTAAATGACCGCAATATTCACGCTAAAGTAGATGAAATTAAACAAACTACTGATGCAACCATCGCAGCAAATCACGCAGAAATTAACAATAAAGTTGATGTAATTAAACGCGAAACCGACGCGACAATCGAGGCCAATAAAAATAAAGCTGCTTCCGATCTTGCTGGTGTTAAAGCTGAATTGTCGGATACCATCAACGCTAATAAAAATGCGGCTGCTGTAGCAACTCAGGAACTGGACACCCGCATCAATAAAAAAGTTGATGATATTAAATCCCGTACCGATGCAACCATCGCAAGCAATTACAAAGCAATCAATGACAAAGTTGATTTGATTAAGGCAGAAACTGACCGCACTATCGCAGCAAATCACGCCTATGCGGAAAATCAGTTAACTGACACCTACAATAACCTTACTGGTGTGATTGCGGCTAATAAGCAAGAGGCAGCGGATAACGTCGCAGCATTAACCCGTGATGTTGAAGCCAAAAATTCAGCAATTCATAGCAAAGTTGACAATAACAAGTCTTACACTGATTCTGAACTGGCACGCTTAGAAAGCCGTATTGATGCAGCCGACGGATCGAGTGATGGCAAGTACATCAAAAAACACGTAAACACTTATACTGATGGTTATTTGTTGTCTAAGACCGCAAACTATTTTGATGATCCGACCGCACGAAATCTTGATTATTTTGGTGCATTCCGCATGAATGACCTGGCGGGTCATATTGCAATGATCTTGCATGTTCCGCATCCATCTGGTGTTAATCATGCTCGTGGCTTTGAGTTCACTTATGGGTCTAATCCGGTTCATACGGTAAGAACATACGGCTACGATGAATTGGGTAACTTGTCATATTCTCACCGCATGTATCATGAAGGCGATAAACCTACTCCGGCTGAAATTGGCGCATATTCGAAAGCAGAAATTGACCGACTGTTCCAGAAGACGCTTAATTTTGGGATCGAGGGTGGTTGGTTTAAACTAGGCACTTTGACAATGCCACAGCAACACGGTCGTAGTGCTAAGATCCGCTTAGTTGGTGGTAACGGTTATAACGTCGGGATGAATGGACAAGCCAATATTATCGAATTGGTGATTCGATGCGGCAACAATAGCCCGAAAGGTGTTGTATTCAATGCGTATTATACTATTTGGCATTATGAACAACATTTTTGCGCTATTCCAACCGATGGCGACAATTACGATCTTTACGCTTACTACGGTGCACATACAGGATTTGTTTTAGCAGAATATCAAGTTTCTTCCGGTGGTGTTTCTTTAAACCTGTTGGATACTCCTGAATATCTGGGTGGTGAAAAACCTGTTGCAGATGAAATTTTTGATGCTCTTAACATTTCATCGTTCAATAACTTTAGCAACCGTGGAACGTTAAATTTTGCTGGAAACCATCAAGGCCAATACGACATTGAGCATATGAACGAACAACCGACAAATGCTAAAAAGATGTTGCGTCGCTTCCGTAGTTCTGCTCCTGCCACTATCTGGCACGAAAGTGTTGATGACCAAAATTATCGTCTTGCTACTGGATATACCGATGTAACCCAACAATTATTGCTTTCGGCTGTAACCGGTTTGCATATTCGTAGATTGACCATCGATGGTGGCTTGGGTTCCGGTTCTAATGCTGGTATTGATATTCGTCGAGGACCAAACGAAGCAAGCCATTTTAATTTTATGGATTATCGCACTGGTCAAGATGTTCGTAATGGCTGGTTTGGTTTTGGTGATTTGACGACCAAAGATTTTATTTGGTGGAACGATAACGGTCAAAACTCAATAAACTTGATCGAAAACGGTGAATTGCATATTACTGGCGGTAAAGGCCAGAAAATTGTAATGAATAGCGAAGTTGCATTATCTGAAAATGCTCGTTTGGCTGTCAGAGGCGGTAACTATGGTTTGATATTACGCAATGATGGTTCTAACTTCCATATTCTTACTACCGATTTAAAAGATTCTTTTGGTAATTGGAATAATCGCAGACCATTCAGCTATAATTTTGAGGACGGTGGACTATATTTAGGTGGCACTGAAACTGCTCGTTGTTTGCATCTGGGAATTGATGGTAGCACTCGTCTCGAAGACAACCTTTTCTTTAAATCTGGTTCTCGTCAATCTATGGACTATATGGAACTCGTCCATTGGGGGGCAAGCAATACAGGTCGAAATAACGTTTTAAGTCTTCGTGACTCAAAAGGATTTTTAGCCGAATTTGAACGCGTGGGGGGGACTAACGGCGTTAAAACCAGATTCTTTGGTGAAACCTTCACTGACGGTACATTATACCTAAATCAGATGAATAATAGCTCTGAACGATTCTCTATCAACAATTGGGGAAATTCAGAAGTTGGTCGCGCGGCAGTAATGGAAATCGGCGATTCAAAAGGTTATCACTTCTATACTGAACGTAGGACAGATAACAGTTTGATGTTTGATGTTGCTGGCGCTTTTACTGTGCATGGATCTAGCGGGATCACTATCAAAAACTCTGATGGTGCTCGTCACATCTGGTTTAGAGATAACAGCGAATCGGAAAAGGCTGTTATTTGGGCGACCGATGAAGGTATTTTACATATTCGCAATAACCACGGTGGACCATTTAGTCATCACTTTAAGGGTGCAATGATTCAACTGGAAGGGCGTGTTCCTTATGCCGCAGATCAAGGACTTATCCGTGGTGAAGTTGATGGTGGTGCATATGTTGCATGGAGAGACCGCCCTGCTGGTTTGTTGGTTGACTGCCAGAAAAGTGTTGACAGTGCTCATGCTGTTTGGAAAGCGGTTGATTGGGGGCGTCAATATATCGCTGCTATGGACGTTCACTGTCCGGGTGATGGTAATAATACCGCAGCCGCTGTTCTTCATGTTCAGGCTGCCGATTATCAATTCCATGCAAGCGGAGAATTTCATGCCACTGGCAACGGAAACTTTAACGATGTGTATATTCGTTCTGACCGTCGCCTTAAAGACAATATAGAAGATTATACCGGAAATGCGTTAAGTTTGATTGGTAAGCTGAAAGTGAAAACTTACGATAAAGTTAAATCTCTTAAGGACCGTGAAATTATAGGCCATGAGATTGGCATTATCGCACAGGATTTACAAGAAATATTACCAGAAGCTGTGAAATCTTCAAAAGTTGGCAATCTTGATAATCCAGACGATGTTCTGACAATTTCTAACTCGGCAGTGAACGCGCTGTTAATTAAAGCGATTCAAGAAATGAGCGAAGAAAATAAAATCCTTCGTGAACGTCTTGCTGCAATTGAGGCTAAATTAGGGTAATTGGAAAGCGGGGAGAAATCCCCGCTAAGGATTCTTATATGGGATATTGGGTAAGTAGTGAAATTAATACTAAAATCGATGCTTTAAAATGGCATGTATTTGATATTCCTAACGGTTATGGTACTGCTCGCGCTGGTGTTGCTGTTTTAAAATATAATGCTGGTGGTGGATGGGCTGATGGTGTGATTAACGTAGATGGTTTGACCGTTGCTCGTCGTCGTGGTGGAACTAATTGGGGATCTACTATAAATTCGTTTGTTCCTGCTGGCTGCACCGTCACCTGTGGACACGGCGGTGATGGTGGTATTGAATATTTTAAATTCATGGAGTTTTAATTATGGCTGGATGGATAAATCAAAGAATGTCAAACGCTATTAGTATTTGGGCTAATGGTGGGTATTTTGATATCCCAAACGGTTGGGTCACTGATTCATGCGGAATTGTTTTTGCTCATATGGAAGCCGTTAACGGTGCTGGTGATCTTGATTCTGAATTGGCTGTAAATGGATTGATTGAATCAGGTCATCATGCTGGTGATGCTGGGAGTTGGGGCGCTAGTTCTTTAGTTGGCGCTGGTGCTACCGTTAGCTTTACATTGGGTAAAGGTAGTTTGCATTATTTCAAATTCAGGAGAATGCACTAATGGCATTTTGGGTAGATGGCGCTTTGGGGAATAGGGCGGGTAAAGCAAATCAAGGATGGTTTGATATTCCTAACGGTTGGACAGCCGACGCTTTCGGGACTATTTCATTCTGTGCTCATTCTTCCGGTGGTGGCGGCGGTGACTCTGAATTGTTTATTCATGGTTTTTGTGTTTCTGGAAGCCATAAGGGTCATGATTGGGGACAGATTCATTCTTGTATTGCACCGCAAGGGGCGGTAATTACCGTTAGCACAAATAGGGGGATCGCTCATCTTCGTTATAGACGTTTGAGCAACCGCTAAATAAATAGAATTACGGGTATGTGCCCTATTGTTTAAAATAGAAGGAAAAGAATAATGACTACTAAATTTGATATTTTTTCTGGTGGCCTCGTTGGTCTGTTTCTGCATGAAGAAGTAACTAACACCGATCTTGACAGTGAAAGCTATCTGGAAATTCCAGAATGTGCGGCTTTCCCGGAAACTGGTGTAGAACGTTCTACTATCGATGTTCCTAACTTCGGTGGTCCGTATAACCGTAAGCTGGTTGGTCGTATGTCTGTACCGGATATCGAACTTTCGATCAACTACATGCCGGGTAACGAAGTACACGAAAAACTGATTAAAGCAACCGAAGACGGTAAGCGCGTACAGCTTAAAATTGCTTACTACATCGACGCTACGAAAAAATCTGGTGTGCACATCGCTTATAACGGCTTCCTGTCTAAAACTACCATGACTGGTGGTGAGGATGCTGTAGTAGGCCGTACCTTCACCTTTGTAGTAGATGGTGCTCCGGTTAAACAAGCTGTTTTCCAGAAAGTCTAATATTCTCTAGCCATCCTTCGGGGTGGCTTTTTTGTTTCCAATTCTAAATAAACATATCTAATTAACTTAAGAGGAAACAAGAATGAATATTAATGAAATGTTAGCCGCACTCTCTCCGAAACGCGAATCTGTAACCATCGGTGGATTCACTTTCTATGCTCGCCCTATGTCAGTAAAAGAATTTAATGAACATGTTTTCAATACCGATAAAGAAGACCGTGATGAACGTTCTATTCTTCGTTGTATTGAAGATGAAGACGGTAAGCCAGTATTTGAATCTATGGAACAAGTTAAGGCACTGTATACTAACGTCCGCAGTGAATTAATCGGTTTAGTTGCTCAAGCGTCATTGATGCAAGATCCGGCAGTAATTGAAAACGAGGTAAAGTAAACCCGCTTCTGAATTTCTACTTTCGGCAAATGATGCGATCGGGGCTTAGTAAAGATGAAATGGATAATATGCCAATCACTCTGTTTTGGAAATTATACATTTTCGACACCTACTTAGAACCACAAAGCCCCGCGTTTCATGATATGCAGAATGCGATGTTGCAATATTCCATGTATATGACGTCGCAAGGAATGACACTCGAAACTGCACGTAAACTCAAGCCTAGCCAATTCCAATTAATTAGAGAAGAAAAACTCTTTAAAACTAAAGAAGAACTGGAAGAAATTGCACGCAAGAAAGAAGAAGAACGTAAAGCGGCAATGCTGAACATGTTTGATCCATCTTTGCTTGAGAAACTCAGAAGCGGTTAAAGGGGTAATTTATGACAAGACATATAGTAACAATAGAAGGGGATAATAAAGGTCTAAGGAGAAGTACCAATGAAGCCGCCGACCTTCTCGATAGTTTGTCTGAAAAGGCAAGTAATATTGATTTTGGTGGTGGCTTGTCTGGTCTGACTGGATCTCTTCGTGGTATTGCTGGCTCTGCTGGTTTGGCTGCTGGTGGTATTGGCTTAGTTGCGACCGCAGTGGTTGCAGCCGCTAAAGCTGGTGCGGAATACGTTAAACAGTATTCAGAAGTATCTAAGGCGACCGGACTCTCGATTGAATCCCTTCAAAGACTAGAAAAGGAATTTTCTGGCACTGGCCTAACAGTTGAAAAATTTGGTGATATCAACAAAGACACCTTAGATAAAATGGGTGATGCATGGGCTAACGGTGGCGGTATTGCCGATGACTTAGAATCGGTTGGCCTTAAGTTAGAAAACTATGCTCACTTCATGACCGATCCGCAAGGTGGTATGAAAGCGGCGATCCAAGTGTTCTATGACATGAAGAAAGCCGGAAAATCAATGGCTGAAATCAAGTTCATGATGGAATCTTTAGCCAGTGATTCAAGCCATATGACCAGCCAGCTTGAGAAATATAATAGTGCTCAAGAGGCGATGATCGCTATTCAGAATCAATCTGTTAACGTCACCGAAGAAAACGCTAAAAAATATGATAAATTTTCTCAGAATATTAATAAGCTGGAAAATAACCTGAAAGGTGTCGGTATGACCATTACTGGTCCGCTGGTTGATAGCTTAAACTGGTTATTTGAATGGTTTAATATTGATTGGGAAAAGAGTTCTCTATTCAGGGCATTAGACCGTCTGAATAAAGAAGGTAAGACCGCAACTGGTGGTATTCTTAACACCAACCATAAAGACGCTCAAAAGATTATTGACAAGTACAATAAAGAAAAGCGTTGGAATAATCTGGCAGATTGGGAAAAGGCCGCGATCCGTGGTGCTGGTGTCGATCCTCGTACTGCTGGCTTTGATGTTGAAGGATTTAAGAAACGTTTTGGTGATTCTTATAAGAAAAATGGCTCTCTGATTGTTGTCGATAACGGGGAACATCTAACCCGCAAGGCAGATCCTAACCATGATTTGACTATCCCGACTACACCAACTCGACCAGCTTCATTGGGTAAGTCTGGCAACGAGAAGAAAGCCGAGGAAGAAGCCAAAAAGAAAGCGGAAGAGGCAGCTAAAAAGGCTAAGGAAGCCGCAGAAAAAGCACAGAAAGCACGCGAGGATGCAATCAAGCGACTGAATGCACTTGATGTTAAATTGCAAGGGCAAGTTGCAGCGTCTATCACTTCTCAAAATAGCCAGTTGCAAAACAGCTTAAAAGATGTGAACGACGCGTTAGCTCTGGGCTTAATCTCTCAGGAAGACGCAGCCGCGAAACGCCAGGCGCTAATCGATCAGAATACTGAAAACGTTTATAAAATGATGTTGGGTGCTGATCCGATTGATGCTCTGAATGCTTTAACACAATTGCAACAAATCAGGGACAACGAGCTAGAAAGCCATAAACGGTTACTTGATGGTAAAGCTATCTCCTACGAAGAATATATGCGTCGTGTGAACGATACCGAGCAAAACTATTCTCAGATTGAAAATTCTTTACAGGGAATGGATGGTTATAAAACCAATCAATTAACTAGTGGTTATGATTATCAAGACTCAAATAATCCGTTTGCTAAATTTAATGCAATCGATAAAGAGAAATCGGAAGCGGAACAAGATCATAAGACCGATAAACTCAAGATTGATGGGATCACCGATCCGGCTAAACGGATGGAAGCATTAGAAAAACTCAATGAAAACCATCAAAAACGAATGGCTGCAATTGAGAAGAAATATGCTGATGCTCGTCAGTCAATAGCTGATGATATGTATGGCGGTTTTGCTGCTGCAATGACTCTCTTCGGGCAGGAAAACACTAAAGCAATGCAGATGGCTTTCACTGCTCATAAAGCATTCTCCATTGGACAAGCGACGGTGAACATGTGGACGGCTGCTACCGATGCATGGAACGATCCGACCAACGTAACCACAGGTCAAAAAATCGCTGCTGCTGCATTGGCTGTTTCTCAGAACATGGGGAACATCGCAAACATCAAGTCTACTAACGTTAGCGGTATGGTTCACGATGGTATTGATAACATCCCTCGTGAGGGTACATGGTTGCTTGATAAGGGTGAACGAGTAGTTGATCAGCGTACTAACGGCGATTTGAAAGACTTCCTTGCTGCTCAAAAATCAGGCGGTGGCAACTCTCAGCCGATTGAAGTTAATGCGCCTTTGAACATTAACGGCAACGTTAATAGCTCAGACAAGATGGTCATGGATGCTATCAAACGTCACGCTAAGTTAGTTGCTCAGGCGGTAGAAGACGCACAGCGTCGTAAGATGTAATTAAAAGCCCTCATAGTGATAAATAATCATAAAACTATGGGGGCTTTTCTATGTTCAAATCCAAGAATATTAAAATCACAGATTTTACTCTTAAATCAAAACAGCCTTTCTTCAAGGCGCAATCTATTTCTGGTAAGTTCCAGCGTCGCTTTACTGGCATCCATTTTTACGAAGCAGAATTTACCGCGAATTACATGGCTCAGGATATTAACGAAGTAAAAGAATTTGTAGCACGTCACCTTTTTGGTCGTCCTTTCAGTGTGCCGCTGTCTTACTTTTCAAAATATACAGGTGATGTACGCCAGATGGTTACGGCTGCTGCTGGTACTGCTCGCGGTGGGCGTAAGGTAAGACTCTCCAACTTCACCGGAACACTGAAAGCGGGAACTATCATCCAGTTTGAGAACCACAAGAAAATCTACACGATCACCGAAGACGTGAAATCAGGTGGTGAAATGAAACTCTTCCCTAACTTGCGTCAGAACGTCCTGGCGGGTGAGGTGATCAAGTATCAGAACGTAGAAGGTGAATTTGTTCTCAAAACTGAAAACATCGATTGGAAGATCGCCCAGATTGGCAAGATGAAATTCGAATTAGTGGAGAATGTATAATGGCAACTATTCAGGAATCATTCAGCAAACTATGCACTAATCTGGACTTCATCGAGGTCTACAACGACCAGACAGGTCAGAACGTGTCTAGATTGACGCTACCGCAGCTTTTCTCCACTGGATCGATGTTTCACATTATCGAAGTGATAACAGCGTCAGGGGACGTTCTACGGCTTACTGATGGGTATTTCGATTTGGACTATAACGGATTTACGTATCTCGCAACGGGTGATTTTCTTCAAATCTCATCGAATACCGAAGAGAAGGAGATCAACAACAACGGGATTAACGTAACCGTTTCTAACGTTCGCGAAGAATACATTACTCTCATTCGAAACAAGCAATTCGATAAATCCGATGTGAAAATCGAAATGGTTTTCCTTAACCCCAACACGGGCAAGGTTGAGACAACTTACCCTGTTTTCCGTGGGGTAGTCGATTCCATCGGTATTAACATCGAACATGAAGATGATGAGTGTAAAAACGAATCAGAATTTCAGCTTAATAGTATCTGGGAAGTTCTAGATAAAAACGCTCGTAGTCATGCCTCCGATGGTATCCACCGATCCTATGCCGGAAACGAGAACGATCTATTCTTCTCCCGTGCCGGGAAGTGGAATAGCGAAAGCCGCTGGCATTCATCGAAGAAATAATCCCTTCTCCCTAAGCCTAGTAAATAACAGCATGGAGGTATTCAACATGCTAAAAACTAGGCTTATCACCGATTACATCAATTCTTTAATAGGTCAGGAGTTCGTTCAAGGCGAGAATGATTGCAATATAATTGCATGTAAGATCATCGATATTCTCGCTGGTACTGACCTATATAATTCTCTTTATAAAAAATATTCAACTAAAGAAGAAGGCTTGAAAATCTGCAAAGAATTAAGCGGATACACAAACATCCTTCAACCAATTAAGAAACATTTCAAATTAGTCACTGATGATTTACAGGACGGCGACTTACTGGTCACAGCCCACAAATTAGGGAACCGCAAATATTATTCCGTAGTTCCTCATTATTCCGGTTATGGCCTCGTTGAAGAAGATGGTATCTGGATGACCATTCCTGTTTCAGACATTGACTATGAACAAGTTTATAGATTCGGGGGTGAATAATGGGATTTGAAGTATTGGTAGGCGCGGTTATTGCTGGTGCGTCTGCTGGGATGGCGGCAGCCGCAACATTTTCTGTTATGACCGCAGTCGCTATCGGTATGGCTGCTGGTGCAATGACCTTGATCGCTTCCACTGTAGGCGCACCAAAAACACCTAAAGTACAAAGCCCAGATAATGCGGTGACACTAGGAACATCAAACGATCCTAAGACAGTGTTACCCGTTCTTTTCGGTACTACCCGCACGGGTGCAATCTGCGTTTATAAAGCAATTTCACAGCGTGAAAACAACAAACTGGTACAAATTTTTGCTATTTCCGAAGGTGAGATCGATCACTTTAAAGCACTGCACATCGATAATAAAAACGTTCTCATTAGCCAGAATATGACAATTCGTGATGGTATTCTCGATAAAGGAAACATTAAAGACGAATACCGCAAAGTGTTAGAAGTCGAGTTTCGCACTGGTAAAAATCCTAACACTGCATTGGATCTGGCTAAACATCATTTGGGCGCAGATTGGGATGATCGGTATCAGGGTAACGGCATTGCGACTATGTGTATTGTTTTACGTCGTGATGACAAATCTCTTGCTGCTGGTGTTGATATTCTCCAGCCTAATAGCCAGGTAGCGGTCGATGTTATGGGCTTAAAAATCCGTAACCTCGAAACCAATGCTATTGAGGCTAGCACTAACGGAGTGGATCAGATTTTCCACTACCTAACAAATGAAAAATATGGCTTATCCGTACCAATTGAAAACATTAACGTTGATTCATTCCTGAAAGTACGTAAACAAGTACGCCAGATGGATTTGCATTCAAACGGTGCATGTGATCCGAACGCCAGCTTTAAAGAGAACTTGACCAGTCTTATGCAGACTTTCGGCGGGGTGATGTTCGAATCCTTTGGACGTATTACGCTGAAACTGGATGCTCCTGATATTGTTAAGCACACCTTCAATGAAGACAATATTATGATGGGGAAAGTATCACTGAAAACAGGTGGCACTAACGGTTATTTCAATACCATTAATGCGATGTATCAAGAACCATCAATCGACTATTCAGAGCAAATGCTACGTTATCCGGCTGATGCTGAAAACGATGCTACTGTTCGCGCAGATGGTCGAATTATTGCTAAGGATGTAGAATATCGTTTCGTTAAGTCTAAAGCCCAGATTGATAAACTCGCGAGCATTGAGCGAAATAAATCTCGTATCACTCAGGTTATCAGCTTTATGACTACTGACGCATTCACTGCCGAAGTTTGGGACGTTATCAGCGTAACCTATGATGAATTAAAACTGAATAATTCACTTTGGCGCATTACTGCAATTGATCGTTCTATTGATTCTGGTATTGCTGGGATGATGACTATCACCGCTACAGAATATAATTCTCAGGTTTATACTGACCTGAACTATGCGGCGACTCCAGACAATAGACCTACTGGTTTACCGGATTCAATGACAGTACAGAAACCGACTAATTTCAGAATTAAGGCAACTGGTGAGACAATCCACGGTAAAAACGTAACTTTGACATGGGATGCACCGGAAGATTTCAACCGCTACGGTTTCCAGATTGATTATCGTGTGAGTGGATCACCTAACTGGATTAAGCTGGGACAGACTTCACAGCAAATTTTCAATATCAATGCACTGGCAAAAGATCGCTCCTACGATTACCGCGTTTGTGCTTTCGGTATTATTGCTCGTTCCGAATGGGTGGAACTGGTTAACCAGAATCCAGAAGTTACCTATGAATTGCCTACGCCAGTGATCCGCATCAAAAATCAGGGTAGCACACCAGGAACTTTTGAAGGCAATGATCTGATTATCGAATGGGAAAATCAGCAAGCCTTAGATGTGGTTATCAACGGTGAAACTAACAAGTTTAGTGACCTGTTTGAAGCCTACATTATCAAGGTAACTAACAAGGCTGGTAAGTCTATTCAGTACCGTACCCGCGATCCTGAATCATGGACTTATACGCTTGATATGAACCAGTTTAACGGCCTTTCCCGTGAATTGACGGTAGAAGTATCAGTCAAGGGCTATAACAACTCAGAGAGCGCCCCAGCGCGTTTAGTGGCTATTAACCCACAGCATAAGCCAATGAAAGGTTTTAGTGCGCGTGGTGGCTTTAATACTGCGTTTGTTAGCTGGGCGGATGACGTAGAACATGACTATGCAGGGTCAATCATCCAGTATGCAACCGATAACACTTTCTCAGATGCAAGGGCAGTGACTACCAATAGCGTCAGTCATACTTCCTTTGATTTGGCTGACGGTGATTATTATATCCGTGGTGCTCACTATGATATTTTCGGTATGGATGATGCTGTTTGGTCTGAACCGTATTTCATGCAAATGAAATCTACCATTAGCTGGGACGATCAGGACAAAGAAGCACTGGAAGACCTGATTGGTTTACAAGACCGCTTAGATGAAACTATCGCGGATGCTATTGCTCAAGCTGGCGCTAATGCCGATGCTAAAATTGATGCAATGCATAAGCAAATCACTACCGAAACAGGGCAGACGGTCCAAGCCTCAGCCGATACTCTCAAGAGTCTGATTGCTACCAGCGAGCAAGCTAGCTCCACTAAGATTGATCAGGTTAAAGCTGAACTGAAAGGCGATATCACCAAAGAAGTTAGTGCATCTGCTACTACCCTGAAACAAGCAATTGCTACCAGTGAGGCAGCAAGCGCAAGTAAGATTGATCAAGTTAGGGTAGAAATGGATGGCAAGATTGCTGGTGTGAATCAGGAAGCAGATGTAAAAATCGATGCTTTGAAGGGAACCATTAACAGCAAATATAATCTGGCGGTTAATGCAGATGGTCGCGTGGCTGGTATTCATATGAGCGCAACCAACGATCCGGCGCAACCGACAAGAATCATCTTTACGGCTGATAAAATCGCGGTAGCTCCACAAGACGGATCGGAAGTATGTCCGTTTGGCATCGAAGATAACAAAGTTTATCTCGATAATGCGATGATTCGTAATGGGGCGATCGGAACAGCCCAGATCAACGATGCTAGTATCACCACGGCTAAGATCGGCACAGCCCAGATTAACGGCGCTCACATCCAACACGCACAGATCGGAACAGGTCATATTATTGATGGCTCTATCGATAATGCTAAAATTGGTAACTATATCCAGTCTTATAACTGGAATGGTAACGATGGATGGTATATCGGCAAAGATGGCACTTGTCATTTTAGACACGCTAATATTCGTGGTCATTTGGTGGCTGATTCCGGCGAAATGAACAACGTAACGATTAATTCAAGTTGCCGCATTTTGGGTATGCTTGATGCTAATCAGGTGCGTGGTGACTTCGTGAAAGCTATTGGTCGTCGATTCCCACATTGGGACGAAAACCCATCATTGGGCTATCCCGGTTATCCGCAAGGTACAATCACTGTTCGAATTGAAGATGATCACCCGTTTGATCGTCAGATTATCGTTCCGGCTATTAGCTTTGGTGGTCTTAATGCGCGTGAAGGCTCGAATAACAATACTTACTATGATAACTGTCGCTTGATTGTTCGCAAGAACGGTGCTGAATTATATAACCGTGCATATGGTAGACAGACTGGATTGTATAGTGCTGTTATTGATATGCCAGCCGGACACGGACCAGTTACGCTAACTTTTGAAGTAAGTTCAAGCGCAATCAACAACTGGACTCCCAGCACATGGATCAGCGATCTTTCTGTAATTGTTACTAAGAAAGCCGCTACGGGTATTTCTGTTTCTTAAAATTTAATTCTAATAATTAATCCCGCTTAATTCTTTGTGGTTAGGCGGGATTATTTTTATCTAAATAATTTTGCCATTAAACTATATAAAATATCGGGGGCGTAATGACTGAAATTATATATGGCGGTATCGGTGTTATCGCCTTAATTTGTGGTGGGCTTTGGAGACTCCACCGAAATCAATTAGCCACAGAAAATAGATTGTCGAAATTAGAATCCAGCGACGCATTGTTAAACCAGAAGTTTGAGACGATGCAGAATAACCACGATCAGATCGCCGAGAGGGTTTATCGCATGGAACAAACACTACACGGTATAGAAAAGAAAGTGGTTGCGATGGACGCTAAATTTGACCAAGTTCTCGACATACTCAAACAAAAATAATAATAAAGGGGTGAATATATGAAGAATAAACTTAAGAAATATTTTGGTTATCTCTTGATTATCGCCCTCACTTATAACGTAGCAATTAGACCTCTGCTTACGTCCTTTGGGCTTGAACTCCCGGCTATGACCGTGGATGAACAATTGCTAAGGACACTGGCGGGGGTCTTTTCGTTATTAGGGGGCTAACATGGCAACCAGTACCAATAAACGAAACGCTCTAAGGACAAAGAAAGCGTTACGCCAATGGACTGATAAAGCAACCGATACATTCGAAAGGGCGATAGGGGAAGGGGCGATCTTTGCTGCTCGTGCACTCCAGAAGAAGATTAACAAGAATGTTGATAGACCTACTCGCTGGACTCAGCAAGCTGTAGGTAATACCAACTACAAGAACCGATCAGGGACGAGACACCAAATCTTCATCAAGGGCGCAAGGGATAAGGATAAGAAGATCGGCAGTCAGGACGACTATCTGAAACACTATTTCGATGGGGGCAAAATCAATAAGCTAGTTCCAATCGCCAACGGTAAGGTCTTAGACGCTCACGGGAACATTAAGGCCATCAAAGGCGGTAAGATGATGCGTAACCTCGAAAACGGCAACTTCATCAAGGTAGAGAACAAGGAAGGGACTTTTATCATGAAGAAGTACAAGCCTAAGAAATCCCGAACCAAACGCGCTAGGAATGGATCGGCGGTGGCAAAACGTCGCTTAGAGAAACGCATACAGAAACAGAGCAAGCGAATTGTTGCCGTTAAATCGGATAAAATTTCTACTCGTTATTCGACGCTAGGATCGTGGGAAAGCAACGAGGAAATGATGCTTAAGAACATTAATAAGCACATTAAATCGCGCATGAAATACGTTTAATCAATAAATACCCTCATAGAATCTTATGGGGGTATAACATGGCTAAAAATATTTTCACTGAATTTCCTACTTATCCGGTCGATCAGCTTTCCGGTATTTTTATTAATGGCATTAGCCCAGAATCTATGACACATGATTTTGAGGCGAAGAGAGTTAAACATAAACAATATAAAGAATGTATCCGCGATCATGAAAAAGGGACCGTGTTTTGTGTCGCTACATTGGCTAAACGTCCTAAGTATCGTTTTCGTGTAGGACAAGAAGTTGATGTGGTTAATCCTTATAGCTTTAACTGTCTGGGCGATGCACGCGCGGTGTGTGTAGGCACTGCTCCTTATTATATCAAGGGTATGCGCTTTATTGGTTATATCTTCGAAATGATCTAAGGGGGTAATATGTTAAGTAAGCATTTTTCTCGCAAGGAATTTAAATGTAAATGCGGAAAATGTGATTATGATACAATCGACGCTGAATTACTGGTGATTCTTGAGGATGTACGAGAGCACTTCGGGAAACCAGTAATTATTAACAGTGGGAACCGTTGTCCGACTCATAACAAGAATGTAGGCGGGGCAACCAACAGCTATCACGTTCGAGGCCGTGCGGCTGACATTGTGGTCAAGGGTGTCTCCCCTGATATTGTCCATGCTTATCTTGATGGGAAATATCCTACTCAATACGGCTTAGGCAAATATAAAACCTTTACGCATATTGATAGCAGGTCGAAAAAATCTCGATGGAATGGATAAAATTAAAGCGCCTCTAGTGGGCGCTTTTTTGTTAGAATATGCTGGCGACGTTAGCTATATTTCTGACCATTTTTTCATTATAAACAAACGTTTCTGTAGCACCTTCTTTAATATCAAAATCACCTTTTACTAGGTTTTTCTTGATAAACAATTCTGCCGCGTATGCGTCTTTTTCGTCTTGAAATTCGAAAGCCTCGATGATATCAAATTTCATCTTATTCTGGCATCTTAGCTTATGTTTTCTCTTCAACACATTGTGACTTACTCCAACCTTACCCACATCACCACACCGCATAACATATAATACTGGTTGCCCATTTTTATATTTGTTGTCATATTTGCTACGATTACACGGGCACACAGTAGGATTATGTAAGAATTGTTTTGCTGTTATATCTCTGATTCTTGCGCAGCTTTCACACTCTAGCACAATACGGCTATTGATTGATTTATACTCACCTTTGAATCCGTGGTAAATCAAGGGTAAACCCTCGTTTTCAATACGGGTCACGATCCTTGCTTCCATATCAATTGGATGTGATGGCGCTTTGCCATTTTTGGTGCGGATAAAATTGAACGGGATATCACATGCTTTGCGCACATCATTCATCATAAAAAACCTCACTTAATTTATCTTATAGGCATTACCTTTAATGTTGATGATCGAGTTCGTAGAAACCGAATTAACTAAACTGGCTTCCGAAATGGAAGAAGAAACTCCGGCAGAAGGAACCAGTATTAACGATCTTATTCTGGCAGCAGATACCGCAGATGATAAAGTAGTATTCGACGAAGTTGATCCGTCTCTGGTTGAAGCAATGAAAGAACCTGAGATCGTCATTGAAGAAACAAAAGAAGAATCTCCAGCAGTTGAACCAGTGGTCGAAGAAGTTAAGTCAGATGTTGAAGAAGCACCGGAAGTTAAAGTGAAATCTCCGGTAGCAAACATTTTCTCTGACGAAGCAGAACATCGTTCCCCAGCACATGACACTGATTCATTTTGCGATCTTACTGGCTTCCGTCCGACCATTTGCTTGATCGGTGGCGGTCGTGGTTACTACTCCTGCCCGTGGTCTTCAACCATTACAACAAATTTTTCTCAATAAATAGTAGTGAACTTATTATTTTCGAGGACACTAATATGAATACTACTTTAGCAAAGGATATCGAATTTACCGCAAAAAGCAAACGTGCGACCCCTCCGGTCGAATATGAAACCAGAATCATTAAAGTTTGTCAAGCGCATGGATGGTTATACAGTGGTTTTGTGCTTCCTGTAAAGAAACCATTCCAGAACACCAAAGTTTGCATAGAAGTTAACGGAAAGGTTAAAACGCCATGTATTAGTCATGTTCTAACTGGTCAGTTTACTGGCAAAGATAGAGTATCACCGCCTAAGAAGAAGTTTAGATTTACCGAAGAAGAACACTTAGAAAACGCTCGCAAGTTCTACAAGCCGATAGGGTGGGATGTGTTAGGTCTGGCTGAACCTTATCAGGGTGTTGACACTAAACTAATTCTTCGTTGTAAGTGCCACGGAAAGATTCACAAGAAAGGTGATTTACACAATAACCGCAGACAAGGCGGGTTAACATGCCCTTTGGTTAGGGGTGTACTTAAATCAATTCAGAATGGTAGAAAACAGGTTATCAGAAACAAGTTTGCACAGCGCCCTATGCACTTTTATCTAATTCGTGTTGGCGAGAAGTTTTTCAAATATGGAATTACCACTCGCAAAGATCCGATGCAACGGGTAAGAGAACACCAGAAGCACACCAGCGAGAAAATCACCTTTGAATGCTCACATTTGTTTAACATTGGATGGAAAGCTGGTGATTTAGAAATGGGGATTAAAAAGAATATTCAGGGCAAGAAAATCCCACGTAAGGTAATGAATAGCGGATTCACAGAAACGCTACCGATTAGCAAGCTGAAAGATGTTAAATCATTCATCAATGAATACATCCACACCAACCCATCTAAGCCAATGTATTTTGATGATACCAACGCAATCAATCTGAACAACTACATTAGTGATGAAGACATAGAACGAGATTTATCGCAGTGGATGAATGCACCGTTAGCTGATTTAACACCGGAAAACTTAGAACTCGATTTAAGCCCTTTAGAGGCTCTCTAACGCAATTAAATTCAAAAGGGGTACTAATACCCCTTAACTGTTTTAGCTCGTTATACGTCGATTTAGGCCGCTTAAATTCCAAATTCCTGTAATGGACCTGGTATTTCCTCTTCTGGTTTCCAGTTCTTATCTGTCAGCATGTCTAAACATGGATGCAAAACAAGCCCGTTACTTTCCAGAATCTGTCTATCATTGATAGTTTTCAAATCAACGAAGATCCGGCCTTTCCTCGGTCCTCTTGAATTTTCTATTACAACTCTCTGGGTCTTGCCATCGATGTATTCCAGTACAAACAAGTTTTTGTACTTGTCAATCCTGCTACACCCGATCCGTTTTAGAGCTTGCTTAATCTTAAACCGGACCTTAATGCGATCCTCGTTGTAAACATCTTCTATATCAAATTCTGCGAGCTTCTCCCAGCCTTGAGAGTCAACAGAATACATTTCCTCTTCTGCCATCTTAATTTGATTGTAGAGTGTTTCACGCTCGCTATTGAGGGTAGTAATCTGATCGGCTAGCTCCTTCGTTGCTCCTGTCATAGCAGAAAGGGTAATCAGGTTATCAATCTTGCGTGATATTTCATCAATCTGTACTTTCAAAGCCGGAACCGGATTAGCCTTATCCTCAGCAATCCAGATTTTATCAGCCAGCAATTGCAATACAGCTTTCTCTAATTGATCACCTCGAAAACTCCAGTTTGTATGCACACATGCAATACGACTAGAGCGCATTGCATCGCATGAATAACGATATTGGTTAGGACGTTTGTTAGTTCCTTTCACCTTAACCATAGCGGAACCGCAATGTTCACATTTCAATAGACCAACACCACTAAGCAAGGGAATAGGTTTAACTTCTTCCTTGTCTCCATAGTTACATGCTCTAACACCAATGCTTTTCTTAAGGTGATAAAACTCAGCGTCATCTAGCACACGAGGATAATAATCCTTTAACTCATACTTAACGCCATCTACAGAGATTTCCTTGATACCAATCAAAGCGCGGGTATGGAACAACCTTTCAATCATTGCCCGTGACCAGTTTGAATGCCTCTTGTGACTTGCGGCTGGTGGTGGTGTGTATGTCGCGTTAAGGTGATCCAGTATCTCGGCGGTTGACCGTCCATTCCTGCGTAATTCCACAACTTCCTGAACAATAGGGAAGAAGACCGGATGAGGAAGCACATAACCAGATGTGGTATCAGTCCACCACATATTCTTTCCAATTTCCTCGATTGCAACAGCCGGATTTTGTGGATTTTCTTGATGAGCTTTAATCTTAATCAATGCGCTTGAGTTAGTACGATTGCGCTTAGTCTGACTTTCCTCGTTAGCTCTCGCAAACAACATGACACTCAACAGCAAATCAATAGGATTGGCATTAACCGATTCCTTGCTATAGACCTTACCATCCATGCCAGTTACGATAGTTATTCCCCTACGGATAATCGAGAGAAATAGCTCTTGTGCTTCAATGATGGATTGGCGAGAGATACGGTCTAAGTTTTCCACAACCAGCCAGCTACCAACCGGAACGGATCGACCAATCTCATCCAGAAAGCGAGATAGTGCACCTGTTCTACTGTTAGCCCCTTTGAATGCAGATACACCAAAATCCTGATAGGAAGTAACCAGTTCAAGGTCATATTTTGCGGCTATCTCTGCGGCTGTTCTCTTTTGGCGTTCATAAGAACTACCATCTGCTTGCTTCATGGAAGAGAAGCGAATATACGAATACAGTTTAGTTTTCATACCATTTCCAAACAAAAACGCCCCTACCGCGTATTATAACGATAGGGGCATTGGTTAGTAAGTCATTAATATTTCTTTCCAGTTAGTTTTGCATCACGTTTATTAATATCCTCGATATGACTCCATACACACGCAGTAATAAAGTCGTCATCGTCACCAACTCCGGCAACCTGTGCTAATTCAGTACACAGTTGATTTAAAGAAGGTGCAACGGCAGCACGCTTGACACTATCACCCTGTACATATTGATCCGCATTAGCAGCACCAACCAAACCCAGAGCAAGAACAACACCAGCGATAATCTTTTTCATAGTAGAATTTCCTCTTGTTGTTTGAATTACGATATATTTATATCGTTAAAAGTTAATACTAATAATCAGACCAAACACAACCGCACCAATCAAATCAATCCAGTTAATACACAATCCGCTATATTCTTTCTTGAATGTCTTAGATGAAATGCCATCATGAAATTGTTTCATTGCTCACCCCATACTAACGACAATATAAGAAAGGCTGATCATAGTTGTGAGACTACCTCCCACGAATGAGATAAAAGCTAACATGTTTGATTCTCCAGTTTAAAAAGCGGTGGGAATTACACCCACCAAATTAGAAATTAATTAAGCGCGAACGATGGTCAGAGTATCCAGCAAACCTTTTTCGTATAATTCGAAACACGTTTTATATTGCTCAATCTTCCAACCGTAGCGGGTGATCTTATTCAGTAGAATAATCGCGCTATTCTCATCTAGGTATTGTCCTTGTTGTCCAATGACATAAGTCTCGCGGGATAGTCTCAGCTTACGGAAACCTTTAACACCTAATTCCTTAGCCACCGTTTTAATCTCGTTAATCTCACCTTCTGCGGCTACATATTCAGCGTCGATAATCTCAGGTGATGATCTCAGTGCTACCAGAACTAAGGCCATTGCTTCTTCTTCGGTACGAGCAACACCAGCTTTCTCGAAAGTCATCTCGCCAAATTTACGAATCATGATATTGAACAT